AACTTCGGATGTCCGGCAATCATAGAAAGGTTTGCTGTCTTGTCATTCCATTCGATAACAAGGAATCCAGCAATCTTACCGATTGCGCCTGTCTGAACAACAGCATCACCAAGATCAGATGCCTTGATGAATTCAGGTGCCTTCAGAATGAGTGCAAGAACATCAGGAACAACAAGAAGATATCTCTTTCCGTCGTTCGGAATGTTATCCTTCGACATTGCTGTACGAAGTGCAACAATTGTGTCATACACATTGTCCTTTGTAAGGGAAACAACGTTCACAACTGTACCACCAGCAACAAGAACTGTTGCACCGTCTGTGTCTTCAGCTGCTGCAAGTGCATATCCAGCAGAATCAAGACGATCAGCAACTAAATCATCAGGAACAGCCTGTGCATCGTAACCATCGATGATTTCGTTGACAGCCTTATCCTTACCGATTGTCATTGTGACATAAGATGTTGAACCAGCGGATGCCGTAACACCGTTTGCCTTGTCATAATCAGATACCTGAACTTCGGTATCACGTGAAGGAATCTTTACCGCACCGGCTTTCGGATCACCTTCATAATCGTTGTTGAAAACAACACCGTCCTTCAATACTAATTCTTTGCGAATCTTCGCTAATACTAACTTTGAATATCTTTCCTGTAATGTGTGTGCCATATTTAATTACCTTCCTTTCGAATTATTCATTGTTTGTTGGCATCAAATCAGGATTCTTTTCGTAAAACCGTCTTTCAACTTCACTTAAAGTTCCGGCTGGTTTACGAACGGATCCAGCGGATGAAACACCGTGTTCAACCACGGTTTCACCAAATAACATTGCGGAATCTTCAGCTTCGGCAAGTTCCTTCAATGCTTTTTCAAGGTCTGCTTCCTGATTCTGACTTTCTTTCAGCTTGTCAAGGTCAAGAAGTGCTGTGATTGCTTTGGAATTCTTACCATTTGCCTTTGTGATTGCGCTTTTTACAAGATCATTGAAATCCCTGTCGGACATCTTCTTCTGATAATCGTCATCGGCTGCTTTCAGTTTTGCTTCCAAATCTGAAATCTGCTTCTTCAGACCGTCGGCATCAACACCGTCGAACTTCTTCAATTCGTCCTTCGTTGTGGTAAGCTGTTGTGTAAGGTTGCTGACCTTGTCCACCTGTTTCTGCCAATCATTTATGGTCTTGTAGTTTTCAGCTACACCATCAACGATGGCTTTCTTCTGTTCGTCTGTAAGTTCAATACCAACTTCAGACAAGATTGTTTCAATGTTCTTCATGTTTAGTTTTCCTTTCTTTCCAAAAGTTTATTTGACGGTGCTTTCCACCGTATGGAATGACGTGCGTTATTGCACGATTGCACGATTGCACGGATTGGATTCGAACCAATGTATACGGAACATGATTCCGTCAAGTGACCAAACTACTTTACCGTGCGTTATATTTACAACCGATTGTCTTTGGCACGAATGCCGACATTGGTCGAAAATACATGATAATCATTTACTTTCTTTGAAATTCGATTGCTGATTTCACTTGTGTCTTCACCAATCGTCTTCAATGCATCACGTTCACGTTTGTCAGCACGGATTGAACGTTCCATGCGACGTTGTTCCTGTGTTGCTTCGTAATATGTGTACTTCTTTCCGTCCACTTCAACAGGTTCCGGTTCAACTTTCTTTTCAGGAACTTCCGAAATACCTTCCCAAAACGGATAAAATTCGTGTGTGCAATTGACACCCTTCAATCCGTCAGGTCTTCCATAACCTGTGGCAGCAACAAAATCTTCATACTTCTTCGATTTTCCCTTGTATGCGAAGACTTTGTTTTCCCACGGCATATGTTCCGGACGTGATCCGATGTGCTGTGAAGTGATTACCAATTCAACACCGGTCTTTTCGATGTTTGCTTCAGTAATTCTTCCGGACAACTGTGAAAGACAGGTCCGAACACACATCCTGGATGCCGTATCAAGTTGATATGAACGACCTGATGCATAATCAATCGTTCGTAATCCGCTTTTTGCAAGTACACGGATGCAATCTTTGATTGCCGTATCATAAGAAAAAGAACCTGATGCCACTTTCACAAGTGCCTGGTCAAGTTCTTTCTGTAAAATCTGTGATGCCGGTGATAACACCGTTCCTTTGAACCCTGTGGTTCGTGTTAAATTTCGAAGTTCTTCTTGTGTCTGCTTCTTGAATGCATTCACTATCTGTGAAAGGTTGTTCGGTTTTGTCAGGTCCTTTCCGGCTTCTTCCCACAACGACAGGTCGTGGTTGTAAGACATTTCACCAGCTTCGGCAACCAGCTTGTCACCTTGTTTCTTTGCCTTTTTGACCGTCTTTCTGATTTCTTCCTGAACGAACTGTTTGTATTCAAGTGTATTTTCCGCAAGGAACTGTTGAAATTCTTCGTCAGCACGAAGTGTTTTCAGCACTTCAGCTTGTATTTGCTTCGGTGAATATCCCAAATCGGCAAGATGCTTTGCCATTATTTCAGCGGTTTCCGTCCATCGTTCGCATTTCTTCAATCGTCTTGCGATATCACCGATGACTTCACGTTCTAAATCCTTGTACAGATTTATGATGTATTTATCCGCTAAAATATCCATTTGTTCTTGCGTAAGTGACATATCACACCTTCTTAATCTTCAACATCATCAATGTCTTCATCTTCGTACGTGTCCGCCTGGATATATGACATTGCTTCTTCACGTTCACAATTCAAACGTGCCATTACATATTGAATCAGGAATTCCGGTACCTGTGGGAATGATATTGCATCCGCACGCATGGATTCCAATTCAGTTTGTCTATCTGTGATGTATGAATCATCGAATTCAATGCAAATATCTTCATCAAGATTCCAATTGGTTTTATGGAACTGATTTGAAAACCACATTACCGCACGACAGATGTCAATGATGTAATCTTCCGCTTCGGCACGTTGCTTGTTCAGTTCTTGCATTGCATCCTGACGTTCACCGATGTACTGTGTTGCCGTCTGAATCTGATGATTTTCGAATGTATACTTCTTTGTTCCGTAACCAAACGACATTGAAAGAAGTGACAAACAAGTTTCAAACACGTTATCAATCGCATCGATTCTGATTTCAGGATTGATTTCCTTCACGAATACCTGGTCATCAGCTAACTTCTGTGACATCAGCATGAACATCTTTTTCTGTTCATTGGACAACATCGGCTTTCCGGTTGTCTTATCGAATTCACAAAGAAGTTCATTGACCAGCACAATCTTTTCACCTTTGTCCAAATCTGAATAAAGGATGTTGAATGCCAAATCCAACGTTTCAAGAACCGGTATTGCCGAATATAACTTTGGATATCCGTAACCTTCCATGTCATCAAGATTATTGACTTCGGCTGTTCTCATGATGGCAAACGGTTTCACTTCACCAAGCTGAACCGAAGTGCTGTCATTAGTTGCCTTGCCTTTATCGTCGAAATAATATGTGTCGCATGTGTACTTTCCGTTGTCTTTTGTGAAGATAACAAGAACATGCTGTTCCTTACCATTGACGAAGTTACATCCGAAGAACGCACATTCAACAACTTCATCATTGACGATGGTCAACGGAATGATGCAATCAGCATCACAGTAATTGATTCGGATGTTTCCGCCTGTGATGGTTCCGTCTGACATCAGATCACCGTTTTCAATCAGGACGTATGCGCCAACGGTTCCAAGTGCTGACATCTTTTCAAGCTGCTTACGATACATCACATCGAACCTGTTGTCTTCAAGAATTTTTTTGACAAAATCGAACTGTGTTTCATTCTCACCAGCATTGATTTCAATAACTTCACACAGATTCGCATCATCACCGCAACATCTTTTTGCGAAATTAAGTGATGACAGTTCGTAAGACACATTTGTCAATGTCTTTCTTTTGTGGAAATCTGTTGTTCTGTTGGTGTACCATTCATTGCATATCTGAATGTACATCTGCGCTTCGGCATTGTAATGATATCCTAACTTCTTCAGGAAGGATGCAAGTTTGTTTGACATACTAATATTATTCATGATAATCCGCCTTTGTATAATAGAATTCCATGTATCGTGACCACGAATAGAAATCTGCATCGTATGTGTCAACGTCTGTGCTGTAATCATCCAACAACGATTCTTCGTTCGTGTCGGCATACACCATCGTTGACAATGCTTCTACAAGGTCAGGACACATCGATTCAACAATCAGCAACTTATCTGTGTTGAAGATAAAGTTGTATGAAAGTGTACGATCCATGAACCGAACCTTCTTGCAATCATCCACGGTACACCAATAACCATGTTGTTGACAAAAGGTTCGAAGACCATTTTCGATTACCTGTGCTTCATTATCCACGAATACCTTTGTGACAGGAAATTCAGGATAATATCTTTTAAGCAGCTGCATAAATTCATCGAAACCCTGATACAGTTTGTCAGGATCCACGGTTCCTTTGTTATGCACCACTTTATATTCACCCAATCGCACCTGACGTTGGAAGTTTCCAACAATGCCGGTTGCGATGAATGTACTGTGTGATTTCGTTCCGCCCACATCGAAACCAATGAATACTTGATTGACCGGAAGTTTCCGTGCATCTTCATAATCGATGTTCCATCGTTTCGGATTGCTTGCGAACTGTGGGAACAGCAATCCTTCAGCACGTGTCCATTCACCACGAATATATCTGTCGTAATAAATGGTTCCGGAATATTCCTTCTTCAGTTCACGAACGAATTCAGGCGGAAGAAACGGATTGTCTTCAATCGTGTATTTCTGATGATAAATGTCTGCATCCGAATCGATGAACTTCTTGAACCAATGTGTCGGTGAATCAGGATTGCACGTTCCATCGAATAAGCTGTTCGGACAACGCAAACGTGATTTCAGCATTTCAAATACTTCTTTGTTCCACGTCGTAACTTCATCACCATACGCATATTCGATTGTTGCACCTTGAATCTTCGATACCTGGTTGACCTTATCAGCACCCAAACAATACACATTCCGACCGAACAACTTTGCCGTGTTGGTCGATGAATTGATGTTGCCGACATAGTACGAACCGTATATCTCACGCATTGGATCAATAATATTTCGTTGTAATGTGGATTTCGTGTTCCCAAGAAGAACAATCAATCCGGCACCTGTGCAAGCACGGATGCGCTTTGGTATTAAATAAAAATCAAGATAGGTTTTACCTGAACCGGTTGCACCGGTCTTTATATTCCAACGATGTGTACTGTTCCGCCAATACTCTTTTTGCATTTCAGATAATTCAAACGACATTACGATTCCGCCATTTTATTTATACCGGCAATCAAATTATCGATGTTCGTGAAATCTGTTTCAGCTTTGACGGAAGTAGTATACCCATACTTCGATAAAAGTAAACCTGATAATCTTGATTCAATTCTGCCTGATTCCAGCTTTTGTTTTACGTCAATTTCGCATTCATCTTGTATTCGTGCGATGACCAATTCAAATTTTTCTTTGTTTGCGTTTTTGTAAGTTGCGAAGAAATTCTGTTCGGTCATTCCACAGAACAATGCAAATCCCTTCAGGGAATAGCTGACCGGTGCTGGAACTTCTTCCGATATGTGTCTTCCTTCCCTTTGTGAAAAGGATGTCACCCATTTTGTTTTATGATCACAATCTTCCTTGTATCGTTCCCAGGCTTCCATCATTTGAGCAGCCGAACGGAACTTTCCGGATCCTTTTGTCTTTGCCATATAATCACCATCCTAAACATGAAGAAACCGCTGACATCCTACCAGCGGAATGCCAACGGTTATCACATGACGAATAAATACGAAAAGCACCTATCAACCGATAAGTGCTTTACATAGTTACTTCATGATATCAATTTTACTAAAAAGGGGTGACATTGTCAACATCTTGTGTGCAACCATTCAAAATCAACTGTATATTGTGTATTGCATCCTGATGAATACGTTTCGTGTGACGTTCAGACTTTCCGATTCTTCGTGCGCATTCGTCAATCGTGCAATAATTGATATACTTATCACACAGGACCTGACATTCATCAGCATCTTCAAGCTGTGATATGATACATGTGACGTTCTGTTTCAGATTGTACAACCTGTCAATGTCCGAATCGATTTCCTTCGACAAATCCGCTGCCTTTGCAATACAGTTTCCGAACTTATCACCGGACAACGATGTCTGAACACGATCAGGTGACAATTCCTGTGACGTTGAAATTGCCATCTGTCGCAATCGGTCAACTTCTTCCTGTTTCTTTTGGATTGCTTCGTCAAGATTCTGAATCGAAGACAACCATTTTTTCGCATCAATCATTGTGAACCCCCTTTTCATTTTGAACGACGTACTTTGCATATTCTTTCGTGATTGCAAGTTCAAGCATTTCTTTGACAGTACAGTTCCGATTCCGACAAGACTTATCGACGTACATCCTAAAATCAGCATTAGTTTCATATAGTTCTTCATAATTCATACCCTTCGATTATCCTTTCATCGTTAAAATTTCATGTAATTACACATCGATTACACATGATTACACATCGAAATTCATGTGTAATTTTCGCAAACCCTTGAAAATACTGAACAAACGAATAATAACACCTGTAATTGATTACACATATTACACATACTTTACTATTCTTATATATTTTCTTTTTATAACGTCGATTTCGATGATGTTTAATCAACGATATTAAAGAAGTTGAAAACATGTGTAACATGTGTAACTTTGCCGTAAAATCAACGTTTCATGTGTAATTTTTATGTGTAATTTATGTGTAATTTATGTGTAATTTTTCATAAAAACCACCACATTTTCATCGCAACACGAAAACCCTGATTGATTTTCCTTTTATATTTTTAACAACCACATCCGTTCCAAGACGTTCATTGATTTGACGTGAAAATACAACTTTCGACAACGGTGTGTGATTTCCTTCCTTGCAATACACCTGATACATTGCATACACGTCAGCGGTTGAATTGTTGATGATATCGTCAATGTCGTTTTCTTCAATGAATCCTGAAATCGGATTGTTTTCACGTTCATATTCGGCAATCTGCTTGTCAACACGGTCTGATGAAGTGAATCTTCCACCTTCACCAACTACACGTTTCAATCCGGCAACGGCAAGTGCAATCAGATATTCCATACCATCCGCCATACACAACTTGTACTTGATTTCAGGATCGTAATCCTTGTCTTTGGATGAAAACCTTGCTGAAAACGGAATGATGACCAATCTGTTCAGGACCGCACCGGTCTTGTCTTTCATCCTGGGAATGTCGTTCGCACTAAACAGCAACTTGACGTACGGATTGAATTCAAACGGATCCTGACCTTTTCTTTCTGCCTTGATTCTATTTCCGGCAACAACCTTCTTGAACATTGCCACCTGTGAACCCATCAGGAAATCATCACCAATATCATCACCAATGTTTGCCAACTTACCGAACATCATCGAAGTTGAAAATCTGTCACCGATTTCGTTCAGGTCAAGTGCTGAAATGTTGTGTTCACCAAGAAGACATTTCACGCAATCAAGGAAGGTTGACTTTCCGTTGTTTCCACCACCTGTCAGAATGAATGCTTTCTTTCGTTCATTTTTTCTGTATAGACAATAACCAACGCATTCTTCAAGCAGCATACGGACGTTTTCATCGTTGCACGCAAGTTTGTTCAATGTGTCATCCATCAATTTAGAATATGCCTGTGGATTGTAGTTCCACGGAATCTTGTTGGTGACAACGATATCCGGTGAAGCCGCTTCCAATTCCATGTTTGACAGATTCAGGATGCCGTTTTTGAATGCGATGTACATTGAATCAGCTGGTTCGATTTCATCGGCACATAATAACAAGTATTTGAACACTTCTTTGCGCTTTGAATCCGAAAGATTCGGTATGTGACTAATCATCGCACGTTCAATCAGTTTCTGATCCGAACGATATGCACCTTCTTCGTACATGTGAAGGTTGCCGTTTATCATCACGATGTGTTCCACGTTCTTGATATAATTTGCGAACTTATCGAACAAAAACGTTCCATTATTGAAGAAAACAGGCTTTTGAAAAGCATCATCACGAAGGATTGTTTCAACTTCTTCATCAGACAACGGTTCCTTCAGAACGTATTGATTGATAATTCTGATACATTCACGGCATTCTTCAACCGTGTAATCGTTGGATTGCAATGTCAGAATGTAGTTGAACAATTCCTGGTTACGTCCGGAACCGGCTTCCATATCAAGAAACGTCATCTTGTGCTTTATAGGGAACAACCACTTCGGAACTTCCTGATAATCTTCACCGTAATCTTCCAATGAATCGTATTCGACAAATCGTTCTTCACCACCAACCTTCAATACTTCGTATGAATCTTTGAATCCGACCTTGATATCAGCTGTCAGACCAATCGCAAGTGATGTATGTGTCTTGCACGTGTTCAGGACCGTATTTCTGAATATGAAATGTTTTCCA